ATACAAAGAACCGGTTTGGATGAAGATACTAAGAGTACATCTCCTAGAATATCATTCAGAGTTGCACAATTGAATCATAAGGAGGGCCCATATAATTCTCCAACTAAAGTTTTCCAAGAGAATCCATATACAAATAATACACTACCTTCCACATATTCATCAACATCTTCAATAATGAATGTTGATACATTCTCACTCTCCAATGAAGTTCAAGGAGAATATTTTGGATGGGTAGGTTTGGATATGGTATTGACTGGGAGAGAAAGCGGTGCTCAAGCAACTATTACAAATGTCAGACTTGTATCGGATTTGTCATCCACTTTGATAGGCAGTTTCTTTATTCCAGATCCAAAGAATGCAAATTATCCTAAATTTGAAACGGGAACAAAAAACTTTAAGTTAATAAACGATATAGATAATGATCAAAACATTTCTACAACTTCTGCAGAAGAGTCTTACATTGCATCGGGTATTATAGAAAAAACACAGGAGACGATTATTTCGGTCAGAAATGCTAAGGTTGAACAAAAGCCTGTATTTGATAGTAGGCCAATAGAAAGAACATTGAGCACAGAAATTGTCAGTAGTAGGCAGATAGGGTCAACAACTTCGGACGAGAGGGTTGTTCGGACGCGAGCGTGGAATGACCCTCTTGCACAGTCATTCTTGGTAGAAGAAGATGGTGGAATATTCCTAACAAAATGTGATGTATTCTTTAGATCTGTTGATGACATGGATATTCCAGTCACACTTCAGATAAGAACAATGAATACTGGTATTCCTACTCAAATAATTGTTCCAAATTCAGAAGTTGTTTTAGATCCAGGAGATATCAACGTATCATCTGATGGTTCTATTGCAACAACTTTCCAATTCAAATCTCCAATATACTTAGAAGGAAACAATACCGATTATTGCGTTTGCTTACTTTCAAACTCTACAAAATATAGTGTTTATATCTCTAGAATGGGAGAAACGGATTTGATCAGTGACGTGTTTATATCAAATCCAAATAAACAGTACATGGGATCTTTGTTTAAATCTCAAAACGGATCTACATGGGAACCAAGTCAGTGGGAAGATTTGAAGTATACTCTCTATAGAGCAGATTTTATAGAGTCTGGTTCTGTCGATTTCTATAATCCAGAATTATCGGAAGGTAATAAAAAAATAGCAACTTTGATGCCAAACTCATTATCATTTAATTCTAGAAAAATAAGAGTAGGACTTTCTAGAGAAGTTGTTGATACTTATGAAAATGGCAGTACATTTACTCAAGACTCTACAAATGCAACAGGAAACTTAATAGGTGTTGCATCAAAAGCGACCGGGGACTTGATTATTACCAATGTTGGAATAGGTTATACTCCATCATCGGGACAATTTATATTTAATGATGTAAGTTTGACTGCAGTAAGTGGAAGCGGTAGAGGAGCCTCGGCAGACATTACAGTCGAGAATGGATCTATTACTAATGCAACAATTGTTAATGGTGGTTCTGGATATGAAATTGGCGATGTTCTTTACATAGATACTATCGGCGATGCTTCTGTAGGAAGAAACTGCAGACTTTCTATTGCTGAAATCGGTGATCCAAACGAATTGATTTTGGACAACGTTCAGGGAGAATTTGTTTCTGGTTCATCAAATTCAATATTCTATACTAACAATTTGGGAAATTTAGTAGAACTAGACGAATCAAATGGTGGGGGAGTCCTTGTTTCTTCTGTAAATGTGGATTCTGATGGTTTACATGTAAAGGTAAATCATAAAAATCATGGAATGTACTTTGAGGAAAACCTTGTCAAAATAGCAGGAGCTCAATCAGATATTAAACCAACAAAACTGGTTACACCATATCAAATAGGCTCAGTCGGTTCTATTTCTGTAGAAGATGCTTCACAATTCTCAACTTTTGAGAATGTTGGGATCGGTACAACAAATGTTGGTCTAATTCGTATAGGAGACGAAATTATTGAATATACGGACGTTACTGGTAATACTATTGGCGGAAATATTGCTAGAGGTTCAACACCCAAATCATATCCAGCAGGTACTCCAGTATTTAAGTATGAATTAAATGGTATAAGTTTAGAAAGAATTAATAAGACACACGATTTGTCTCAGGTTAGTATAAACGATCCAATAGATTTTGATTCATATCACATTAAACTTGACACCTCACAAATTATTAA